CCACGTTATTGATTTCCTTTCCATGTAAATTCTGATTCGCTCCAATCGCGATTGTATGATGCACCTACACCAGTGAAGAAATCATTATATTGGAAATTATTTATACCATCATAGAACCACTTACGGATAGGATTATAAGTAACTTCATAGATTTTCTTAAATCCTAGATTCTCTACACATAAATTAATTCGTGAATCAACAAAGTGTTTCATTTGAGTATCAGTGATACCATCTACTTCGCCCTTCTCAAAAATCATATCAACGATGCGATGTTCATGAATGCGAATTGTTTCTGCAATATTTCTTACCTTTTCTTCCAATTGCTCTATTTCTTCTGCGCTTAATTCCATCTCCGATTTCAATGTTCGGAATAGCCAGGCACCTGCTTCAGCGTGTAGGTTTTCGTCTCGAACGCTAAAATTTATGCCTCGGACGACATTCATAAGTTTGTTTTTGCCTTGACTCTGAAAGTGTTTCAGATAGGCGAAAGACGAATAAAGAACTGCGCCCTCAATCATACTGAATCCTGCGAGTGAAAGCAAATCGTCTTTATTTGATAATACTGAATCAATGAATTCCATTCTATCATTAAGAACTGGATCATTGATGTATGATGTGTAAAATTCTTCTGTTGCAAGACCTAGAGTTTCATTAATCTTAGCATAGAATGGTGCATGCACATTTAGTTCAAAAAATGAAAAGCAACTTGCCATCTTTTCAATCTCTGGCCTAGGAAATTTCTTTCCCACAAATGATGACCAATATTCATTTCCTACAATGAGTTCATACTTAGTGAAAAGCTTTAGCGTAGTAATCACACCGTGACGTTCTGCTTCACTCATATTGACTAATATGTCCTGCTTGTCTTTTTCTACTTTAATTTCTTCTGCAGTCCAGAATACACTGTTTTGTTGTTTAGCAAATTCGTCTGCTTCTGGATAATCGAAAATGTATGCTTTCTTCGGGGTTTTGATGCGGGGTTTTTTCTTACGACTTACATTGTTATTGCTATTTTCTTCTAACATAGATGACCTAAATAATTTTTATGATTGTATATTTACTCGACCAACGTTGGAAGAGAAAGTATTATATAAACTAAAGTATGATAGGGTATTATACTAAAATAAGCACTATACTTGCAAAGGTATAGTGCTTATGTTTCGCCAGATCAAGACAAAGTGAAGCGTTTAACAACATATCTGAATGTAGCATTTACGCCCTGATTTGTAGTTGTATAATTTAGAGTTACTGTTACTCCAGAAAGAGTTGATAAGCTGAATGTAACTCCAGTTGCAGCGGATGCCTCAAGTTGATCGTCAGATATTGTTTGACCAGTGGAACTAATTGCAACTTTTATCTGACCTGTTCTAGTATTAGTTCCCCTGATAATTGAATATTCGATGATATAACTATCTGCTGACGTAGTAATAAAAGAGATACCTGTTGTTGTGGGTGACGCAGTATTATCAGTAAGTGTTGCTGTGACACCTGGGCCGACTCGATAGATACCGTTTTGTTCGCCAATGTGCGGCAATGCGAAATAGTTGCTTGAGCTATTTAATGCAACACGAGAAAAGAGCGCATTATCTGTATCGTTACGAAGGAAAATATCGCCGATGGATTGATTATCACTACCCAAGAAATTTATCACATTGTTCGTTGGATTGCCTATACCTAAATTTGCGTTAGCAACATCACCGTAATAATTGTTGCTACTTGTAATTCCAGAAATAGTATAGACATTCATTCCAATGTCATAAATTTTGTGGAAATATGATGCAGAAACGCGCCAGGCGACTGGGCCCTTAACAGCAGCACCAATACCATTTGTATTTTTACCTAATACATGGCCTTGAAATAAATCATGAAAATAACAACGATTGAACACAATGTGTTGCATATCATCATCTGCTGTAGCTGCGAATGCCAAACCACTAAATTCGCAATCAGTAAAATCAACGTTAGTAGTATTAACTGAAGGGAATGAAATAATTGTGGCACATGGATTGCTCAATCCTGCAGTTGATGGCAAAACTTGTGGGCCTGAGAATTTACATTGCTTAAATGCAATATTAGTTGCAGCAGTCATGCTCAAAATAAGTTGATCAGATAGTGTAGAAAATGAGATACCATCAATATCAATATAATTCGGCAAGGTAGCACCATTTGACCCGACGTTTGAATCAATTTGTTGCAAACTATCAGCAATTTTTACACATGCTGATTGAGTATTATCTGATTGTGTTATAATCGTTCTATTTTTTCCTGCCCCAACTAAATGAGCAAATGTCGGAACACGAATTACATCTCCGGAGATTATATAATTGCCTGGTGGAAAATATAAAGTTCTACGGGAAGATATGTTCGATGGTTGTATGCAATATAATTGAAATAATGCTCTGTTAATTGCAGCAACGTCATTAGTAACTCCATCTCCGGCAGCACCAAAATCTTTTATACTAACAAAGTCATCAAGTTTCTGTTGCAGTGATCGCATTACTGGTTGGCTACTCGATGGACCAGTCTGAACATTGTATCCAGCAGACGCGCCTTTATACGTATATGCTGAGACTACTGCGAAAATATCAGAATGCTCCGTCAAAATTTCAGTAACACCCAACTCTGGTGCGCCTTCTTGAATTGTTCCATTGCCGATGAAAAGTTGCTGTGTGTCAATCGACCAGCCAAATTCTGCGGAACTCAAGCTTGGTAAATCTTCATTGAGGCCCCGACGTTGCTGTATCTTCGAGATTTGCACAATACTCATTTGTAAATCCTTGAATTTAATATATCAAGTATTTACCGATTCTGTGCTGAGATTAAAGTTGCTTAGTATAATATTCTTCTACCTTTGCCCACCACAATTCTTCCCAAGCAGAGAATACATCACCCTCGATAACAAATTCTTGATACTCACATGCACGACTGCACATCAACACAACACCAGTATTGATTTTAGTCCCGAACATATTATTGTGTGCTGCTGCGTATGCTGACAATTGCAATTTGTAATCGTCAATCCATTCTTCTTTCTTTGGTTTGTTCGTTTGCTTGAAATCGATGATAGCTGGCTGACCTTTCCACATTCCAACTAAGTCAGTACTTCCTGCATAAATGCCTTCGTAATACAAAGGAATTTCAATGCCCCAGATTTCACTTACGTTAATAAGACCTTTACTAATGATTTCTTGGGCCATATTATACGATTGTTGCTGAATAAGATTGCTTCCTGGTTCTTTGAGGTTACCGAGGCAATATTCCTCAAGCTTTTTGTGCATTGATGTGCCTGTATTCGCCGCTTCCGTCGTGATTTGTTGTGCATTAGTCTTTCCTACTCTATTACGCCAATTGTTTAATGCTTGTATCTTTTCTTGAGATTTAGTATCCGAAAGAATTGTTGTGACCGAAGGAAGCTTTTTACCGTCTGGTGTTGCGTAATGTCTAACGCCATCGATTGTTTCACGAGGAACAGGCTTATATTCGTATAGATTGTTAATTATCATTTAAAATGTAACGGAAGAACCGCATCCACAATTTGCCGAAACATTTGGGTTCGTATATTCAAAACTTTCATTGAATCCTTTTCTGACAAAATCAATTGTCATACCGTCTAAAAAATGTATTGCATCTTCTGCAACAACCAATGCAATCCCTGATTCGATCATCCCAAAAGATTGAAATAGGTGGTCATCTTCGTTAGTTGTTGCAACTGATTCAAGTTTATAAGAATATCCATTGCACCCTGTTGAGATTAGACTCAATCGGAACCCTGCATTATTTTGTTCAGTCAATTTGACAAACTGCGCCGCTGCTGTTTCTGTAATTTGGATCATAATTTTCTCCTTTCTGTAGTATAACTCATTGTCTCTCACAATGCAAAACGCCCTTATCCAGGGCGTTTAATTTATTCCTAACTTATGTGTAAGTGTTATATTTTCTTGACCGAAGATTGGTCTTTCTGCCTCCACTGCAACATATCGTCCTAAGATATTAATTTCATTGCCAGATTTCAATGCTGCATCAAAATATCGATCCGTATAATTAAATTCATCGACCAATGATCCTTCTCCTGGATATGCATTATGAAATTCTTCTAGATTGTATCCGCCGAATATGGAACCGAAATCATTTACCATTGGTGACCAACTAAATGAAAAGCCATTAACAGGAAAAATATAATATAGATCACCGAATGTGTTTGCTGCCCCTGCTGCTGACGTTGTAGATATCGAATTTGATCTATTTGCTTTTATTCCTGATCTTTTGAAATGCTCATTAAAAAGATCAACTACGCCTTTGTTTGTAAAGGTTCGTCTTGCTTTTCTTGGGGCACCTATGAATGCATATCCATGTGATCCCCTAAATCCTCTATACAAAGGTTTGTGAGCTTGACGCATCGCTTGAAGTGCATCACTACAATGTTTTTCAATTAGGAGAATCAATTTATCATTAGCAGATGCATTGGTGGATAAGAAATCCATCTTCTCGCCTGGCGCTAATTCTGAATCAAATTCATTGAACTCGTATATTCTCATTGCACCAATTCTGATTTAATTTTATTATAAAATGCTTCAGCATCTAATGCATAATACTCACCAGTGATGCTAACTTCATTCCCAGATGCTATCGCCGCTGGTAGATTTTGATCAGTATATCTCATTACAACAACAAGTAATTCTTTTACAGAATTGCAATCATATTTCGCCATTAGTCTAGGAAGATCATTTGTGCTGTAGGCTCCGCCAGTCATAGATCCGAAATCTTCTACAACTGGTGACCAAGTAAATGCAAATCCATCCTTAGGGAGAATGACATAAACATCACCAAAATTTCCTGCTTCGCCATATGAAGATGTGGTTGATATTGAATTAGTTCTTATTGCTTTGAATCCAAGGTCAGTGAATGCTGCGTCTATTTGTTTTCTAGGTTCAGTAAAGGTAGCAGTTGTTCTATCTATTCTTGTTTTAGCGTGTATAACTGGTCTATCTTCTTCGCCCATACCTCTAAACAACATTTTGTTAGTCTGAACCATTGCAGTCCAAATTTGGGAACAATTTTTCTTTAAAATGTTGAACACATCTGCATCACTAAAGCCAGGCATGACTTGTGTTTTTTCACCATGTTCTATTTCATAGATTCTCATTACGAACCTCTATGCAATGCTCGCTTAGCCATGTCACCAACAGTGTCTCTTGGCTCTTCTTCAAAACCGTTGTCTTCTTCACCATTGATATCATCGAAGCTCTGATCTGCTGGATGTTTTTCTTCTCCTCCTTCAGAATCTTCTTCGTCATCATTATCAAGATCGTCACTGCTGACAGGTTCTTCATCACCCGGGAGACGCAAGGTAATTGTATCTTTATTGAAATCTTTAATCAGATTTTTAACAGTCGGATCTTCTTCATATGCAGCAGCTAGTGCATCATAATCAAAATACGATCCAGAATTTGATACCATATTGATAACACTTTGGGTAGACATTTTAGCTGGAGCACTGCTATCTTCTGCGCGGTTGGCTAAAAAACTCAGGACTGTCACCAGTCCTGAATCCATATTGTCGTCTGAAAATTCACGTAATCTCATTATCGACGTGCTCTTCCTACTGAAGTCACTTTTTCATCTGCGCCGAATGGGTCGCCTTCACCACCTGCTGATGGCATTGCCATGTCTGGAGCTTGACCTAGACCCGCAAATCCTTCTTCTCCACCAGCCACATCACCACCTTCTGCGCCAGGCATTCCTGCATCACCCATACCAGTAACCATATCAGCAGAATCACCAGTCAGTGCGCGAGTTGATGAATCTACTCCTGCGCGAGCTTGCTTAACTGAATCCAGAACTTGGTTCAATAAATCAGTTACAGATGATACAAATTGTGATGACTTGTCTGCGCTAATTGTGTCACGAATGCTGTCGCCCAATGGCGGTAATTCTTCGTTAATAATCTTGCTCAAATCTTCAGTCATTGATTGCAAACGATCTACGATATCTTTGGCAGCTAAAATAACTTCAGCTTGCTTCATTTCATCTTCTAGAAGTTTGCGATGTTGTTCAAAAACCCAACGATCAATTGTTGATTTCATCATATAAGCTTCGAACATTGCTTTGTCTTGCTTACCTTTACCACTTACTGTATTTCTTTTTGCAGCAAGTTTTGATTCAAGCAATCTTGAAAGCTTAGAAGCCTTCTTGATTGTCATTTTTGAAAAATCAATTTTGTTGCCGTTATAAGATTCAAGCAAGTTGTTTAATTTGCTTGAACTAGAGTTTTTATTAAAATCTCGGAGATTCATTGTGATGATCCTTTAATATACTTGATTATGTATTTAGCGTCGGAAATAGAAATTGATAATTGTATTTTGGCATTCTCGACTTTGTTACGTGCTTCACTCAGTTTTCCTGTGTAAAGATCGAATTGCCACCAATCTTTTGTTTGTTTTTTCTTGAAATCAGAAAGCTTCTGTTCATATATCTTAACTTCATTTGTCGAAGTGATATAATCAGTGCTGCATAATAATAGTTTATCAGCAAGTGCGAATTGTTTTTTAGTGATTAGTAACGCAAAGAGAACTGCTTGTAGTAGGGTTGAGAATGTTCCCATTTCATCGTCAGCTTGTGTCTTAACAGTGAATTGGTCTTGATTGATATAAATTTTATAAAACCCAAGAGAGAAACCATAAGTAGTTTTTGTTATTAGGAATGGATATTCCTTCTTGAGTTTTACAATTTCAGATTTTGAAAATTCTTCTAATGTATTCAATAGTCTAGAAATCTCAGAACTTTGCGACTCGGTAAATTGTTTCTTTACGTTTATCTTTGCCATCCAACAACCCCTTTTGTCGTAAATGATCTGCAATATTACTTTCATATTCAGACATTTTCTTTGATGAAAGCATACCTGCCTCTTGAACACGATTATAAACTTCGTGTTCTTGATTATTTACGATTGTAGGAATTTGTCCCAAAATTTCAACTATCTTCAATGTTTTCTCTTAGTGTAAAAAGTGTAGTGCTAGTGCGCCGCATATAGAAAGAAGGCCACCAATTACATATGTGCCAATACTAAACCATTTTTCATTTGATGCTGACGTTTTTGATTCTAATGCATTTGTTAATGTTTTAACGCTGTCCTTGATTTCAGATATTTCAGATTTTAATGACGTAAATTTTTCATCCACATTTTGGCTAACCGCATTTAGTTTGTCATCTAAGTTTTGATATCTTAACGAACAAATTGCTACGTGAGCTTCCAGGCTCTCACTTTCGATATCTGCAATATCAACTGCTTTATTATTTTCAGCCATTATTTTTTGATCCCCCGATACGTAATAATGAATCCATAATAATATTTAGTTGTTGAGGTATTCATAATATAAGCGTCTATAATAAGGTCGGTGCAAAATACACGTTTTTCATATCTTTTTTCGTTGTAAATACAGATTTTTGAAACGAAAATGATTCATTTAGTGCTGAAATAATAGGAACACCATCAAAGTCATCTACTAGGCTTTGTAAAGGTATATTGCTTACATCATATACATTTGCTGCTTCTACACCGAATGTTAATGTCCAGACTGTTCCTGTACCACCGAACTCTGCTCCAAAGTCATAAAATGTTAAATCTTGATTAAGAAGGATTACTGAATTTTCTAAATAAATTGGTTGCGCTCTAAGTCCTATAATCTGAATTACTGTTTCCCAATTACGTTGTTGATTTCTACTCTTTTTCCAGACTGGTTCAGTGTCTAAAGTTTCACCTAGTAGGTTTGTTTTCTTTATATTCTTAAATTGTCCTATCGTTCCTGTAGTTGAAATATCAACTAAGGTATGAAGCTTGATGTAGGACAGACCTTCTTGGATCATTTTTTATTACCGATAAATTTCTTCATGCTTTTTCTATCTATTTCTTTTTGATAATCAATGCGAGCACCTTGAGTATATTTCAGCGGTGGGCATTGATGATTGTGCAATGGATCACATATGGACAACCAATCATCCATGTTGATTGCATCTCTCATATTAGCATAGAGGATGCAATCAATAGTATCATATCCTTGTCTCTGTGCATATTCTAATCTACTACTGCCAGAATATACAGCCCAGATGCAACCATCATCATTCAACGTATAGTTTGAGTCATGATATTCTTTCATCCAATTTGTTTTATCGAATTTGACGATTATGATTGGGTAATGCATGCCATTGTTTTTAACTGCATGATGTATTTCATTATACGAGGCTTTCTGAACTTTATCAATAAGAGTTAATTTGTTTATTTCTACAGTTGTTATTGCAGTAGAACGCCACTTAGAATTTAGGATGGTCATACTTCTTCCTTTAGAGTATTTACTAAAAGAAAAAGCACCCGAAGGTGCTTTTGTTTTACTATAAATTATCTACCATACCACATATTAGTGGATTCAATGTATGTAAATTTTTTACTATATCCGTAACCTACCATATATGTAGATACACTATCAAAACTATATGTTCCATAATATGTGGGTCCACCAAATGTTTGTACGATTGCTGTAGATCCTGAGGGGACAGTATATGTCACATTTGATACATCGCCTGCAGCTACCTCAAATGTATGTCCATCAGCAATCGGCGTTGGCATTTGAAGAATAAAAGAACCATACGTAGGATTAGTATTATTATTTGACGCAGGTCCATTAACTAGAATCAAATATACATTTTGAGGAACAGTAACTGTTGTTCCAGAACTAGTTGAAACAGTGACCACTGATATAGAATTATTAAACTGAACCCCATTTTGTGCGGCAGAAATGTCACTTTCTACTTGTGATGCTGTAACAAAATTTGACGTGCTTGCTTGTGTTGCGTAAATTGATGCTGCTTGTGAGACAGATAGAAATTGAGTATTATCTACTGATAAATCTCCGCTACTATCTACTAGAAGACCAGACGATGATTGAACTGCTACTCCGCCCAGTTGTGTTGATGATGCAATTGGTAAATCGAAGGTTACTTGAGTATTGATTGACATAATATTTCTCCTTAAGTTTAAAATGTTATCAAAGACTAAATGAATAATTCATCTAGACATAAGTATTTATCTTTGGAGAAACAAAAAGAGCGCCGAAGCGCTCTTTTTAATTTACAACTTTAGTTAGCTATTAAGCAAGAGTAATGCTTGAACCAAATTGACCAGCTGTCAATAGTGCTTCGCCACCGGCTGTTGCAGTAGTTCCTGCATTTACAACGATTGTTTGACGAACGTCAGTGCCGTTCAGGCCAACACTTGAACCTAGTGCTTGAATTGCAGATTGCAAGTCAGCAACAACTAGACCATAATCATTAGTAGGCGCAATCATACCAGACACGTTACTGTTACCGCCGCCTGACTGACCATAAAGTGATGCTGACCAAGCAGCTTGTTGTTCGAATACAACACTGATTTGATTCAATACAGTGCTACCACCATCAACTGCTACGCTACCACCAAGACCGTTACCAACTTGATATGCTAGAACAGTAACTTTTTGTGCTAGAACCTTAAGGATTGCTTCAACCACGCCACCAGACTGAATTTCTGAATTCACAGTTGTATAAGAACCAGAAGTGCCTGGAGTAACAACACCAGTAAATTGATCCTTAGTTTGTGTTCCGCATAGATTAACTGCTGCTGCCGCACCAATTGTTGCACCACTTTGAACAGCAATCTTGAAGCAAGCGATTTCTTTGCCGATACCTGTAGAGATGATTGTGCCAAGACTTGAATATCCGCTATTATCACGAATACCAATGTCCATAACATCCACGCCCATCGCGTCGCCACTAACACGAGTAACACCAATGTTACTATAAATATAACTCATTTTAATTCTCCAATAAATGTGAGCCGAAGCTCTTAATAGTATTTATACCAAACGCAAAAAAGTTGCTTTTATGTGTTATTTTTAAAAACTTTATCTTTCATAAAAGCGCCATACGTTTCTACAGAACAAGCATAATATTCACCATGAATATAAATTTCGTTTCCTGACATTAACGCAGCAACAAAGTTTGTCCCATTAAATCCATATTTTGATACTAAGCTCGGATCATCCCCTTGAATCTCAGAAAATGCTAAATCTCTTATACGTTTTGCCCAAGTAAACGCAAATCCATTGATAGGGAAAATTAAATATGTTAGGCCATAGCCGCCGGCGAAAGAACTACTCGAAGTGCAAAAAATAGAATTAGACCTAAGCGCAGTAAATCCAGAATGTTTTAATAAGAAATCAATACTTCTCTGTGACCTTTCTGATGTGTCAAGAGTATTTCTATTCTCCCTCGACTTACCGTGAAATGCAGAATGTTGTGCATATTTGACTCCCCTGTATAGAAACTTTTTCGTTGCTTTCATGGCTGAAAGTGCTTCAGAACAATTTTGTTCTACTAATGAATAAAAGTTTTCGAAATTTTGCTCAATTTCTACTTTCTCACCTGCTTCAATTTCATAAATTTTCATGATTAAAGTCTACGACCAATTGAGTTACCTGGCTCAGGATCTGGTAAAAGAAAATATTTTAGGTAGTTCTGATTGACAGCATAAAACTCCCCACGAATCAGTATTTCATTTTTGGACCTCAATGCTTCTTCAAAATGTGTATTATCAAATCTAATTTGACTGAAATAATATTTCAAATAATCATCAAATCTCACTTTATTTAAATCTGTATATTGTTTAGCAAAATTAGATGGAAAAGCTTTATGACGCCAAGATTGGATAACATTATTAGTTAAATCTTTAACATCAGGACTCCAGGTAAACTCAAATCCATTCTTAGGAAATATCATATACAACTCCCCATATTGTTTTGCATCTGATTGACTTGTGGTGCAAAAAATAGAATTTGATCGCAATGCAGTCATACCTGCGTCTCTTAAATATGCATCATATTTTTCTTGAGTTTCTAATTTTACATCCACTGGTTTCCTATCTTCTCTTGGTTTTCCTAAGAAAATATTTAAACTTGGCTTTAGCTTGAAAAAACGAGCTATAGAGTTACCCAATAACATTCCTCTGTACAATATTTGTGATATATTTTCCATGGCGGTATATGCATCTGAACATTCAGTTTTTATTTTCATCGCCAGTTCTTTTAAATTTTCGGGCTTTATGTTTATCTTTTCACCTGCTTCAATTTCGTATATCTTCATGGCATATATTTTATAATTGCGTCTTCATACTTGTCTGATGAACAAGCATAGTATTCACCGTGAATCATAATTTCATTTCCACTCTTTAAGGCTGCATCAAAATTTGTATTTTTGTAATTAAATTCACCCACGATATCAACTGCTGATAGATTAGATAAATCACCCGGGCTAATTTCTCGTTTACCCAACTCAATAAACAAATCTCCTACATCTGGGCTCCAAGTAAATGAAAATCCGTTCTTAGGAAAAATTATGAATGGTTTTCCGTATGAAGCTGCATCTACACCTTCTGTTGTGCAAAAAATAGAATTTGAACGCAACGCAGTGAATCCTGTTTTCGCTAAAGCATTATCAATGTATGTCTGTAATTTAGGATTAGATGTAAGAGTTCTTCTATTTTCTCTTGGCATACTATGAAACATATTAGTGCCGACAGCACTCGCCACACCTCTATATAATAAGGTATAATTTCTGTGATATGCTTCCCATGCATCGCTGCATTCTGTTCTGACAATTTTAATGAAGGATGCAATTCTATTTTTTGCTACATCAGCTCTCTCGCCTGGTGCTATTTCGTAAATTTTCATAAATTATTTCCATACTGAAACTACATTGTATCCTAATTCTTTCAATCGTATTTCTCTCATAAGAGTTTCGATGTATCTATCTCCTGCTGATTTTCCTCGTATGATTACATCTGGGTCGCAGTGTTTGTTTGTAGGATGCCCATGCCAATATTTCCCGTGATATTCATATACAGTGTTAGTAGATGGATCGTAACCGTCGGCCTTAACTTTATTTCCTGTGGGTAAAATAATTGTGTGTTGATTTACAATATTGGGATTATTAAATGATTTAATCCATTGTTGTTCTGCGCTGCTTGTGGCTCCACCCCCACAGATTGGACATCCACAACCGCACAAATGGTCCGTTGCAGTTTGTTCAAATTCTTTGTGTTTAGGGCATACAATTATTACTTTCTCAAACGCACCTTTGTATTCAACTTTAGAATAATCATATTTGTTTCCGTGTCTGATTTTTGCTTTTTTGACAAAATCTTCTATAGGCGGCATTAGTTTATTTTTCGTGCGTTCTATACCACATTTCTTACAACCTCTACCCGTCAAGTGCGCATTAGGTGATTGCTCAAATATATCGTGAATCGGGCAAACAATTTTTACATGAGTTCTGTGATTTACATAATTAACAAATGAATAATCGTATTTGTCACCGTGAATTTCTTTAGCTTTTTCAAGAAATTGTTCTTTGGTCATTTTTCTTTTGTCATGGCATATAGTATTTCCACATTCCGTACAGCCATGCTTACTGATTAAATGATTCTCAGGTGCTTGTTTAAATTTTCCGTGTATAGGACAAACTATAATCACTTGAGTCTTGATGTTGATATATTCAACAAATGAATAATCAAACTTTTCCCCATGTGCTTGTTTAGATTTTTCTATAAATTTAATAAAATTTTCGTTCATTATTAATTTTTATCATAATCAGTGGCCATGGGCAAGGCTATTATTTTTTGAGAACTCAAGCCTATCCACAAGTTTTATTACATCTCCGGAATTCCCAACACAGACGAATCCCTCTGGGGTGGTTACACGGTAACTGCCATCATCCATCTTTAAGAAAGCGCCAACAGTGCCGATCTTTTGCAATTTTCTGATAATACCTAATTTCATTTCAATCAATGTCTTATAGATTTCTAGCACTCTAGTAAATGTATTGATGTTCTGAATAATAAATTCTTTCAAATCTTTAATCTTCTTAAGACGATTTTGTGCAGCTTTGCTTTCTGCTCCGCCAGTCAAATCCCCTAGACCAGTCATCATTTTGTCTTCGAAAAATTTCAAATAATCATTGATGAATTTAGAAGAATCATCAACTAGAACTCCTTGTCTAACTCTAGCATTAATGAATACTTGAATCGTCTTAGAAATATCAGGATGCTTAATCACTTTATTAAAGTTTGCTTCCCCAATCAATGATGCTAGACGTTGAATACTAGACAAATCTTTCTTGAACTCATTATCTTCTTCTGGCGTTAGTGATGCAATACCAGTCAAGTCTTTAAACGATGCATCATCAAACCAAATATCTAAATTCGGGTGTAACATTGCAATAGCTTCTGATACTGCAGGACCATGTGATGCAGCCATTGTTTGAACGCTTGTGCCCTCATATACTGTATGAAAGATAATGCCGAACTTAGCTTTCATAATTCTCTTGCCTAATTCAGAATTCATTTCAACTGCATACGCAATTGTATTAGGCTTGAACATAACGTATTGTTTGCTATCGATTTCTTCACTATAAAGATCATTCTTCGCAAACATCAAATCGCCTTGCATGATGCCAGTCATACCAATCTTAGATAGATATTTGTGTGCAGCCTTGAGCTTCATTGCAAGTTCTGGTTGTTCGCCATAATACTTCTTTAAATCTGCTGTGCTTTTAATTAGCTTTGGTTCTTTACTTAATGCTGCTTTAGTTCCAACAAAGAATTGTCCATCCATCGGATCTATACCGCAAATAATTGATGGCGAGCCGTCCCACTTAGTTGTAATGTTTTTCTTTGCAACCCCCATACCTTGTTCTAGATTAGCACGAACTAAATCTAAAAATTGAATTGCAATATCAACGCCTTCGAAACCATAATCAAATACTGTATCCTCGAGGTGAGCTAGATGACTAAGGCGGTGTGGTTTTTCACTTTTCACAGCTTCCATCAATTTTTGTTGATGCATCTTCTTAATATCGTTGAATTTCATTTAAATTTACCTTGTTTAATTAGATGGTCTAATGCATCTTTATTTGCTATAACGCAGCGCCCTGAGAACCAACATTCTCGTCCAGTTCCGCCATACAATTCAGATCCTGCTTTTCCTGAAACGGATAAGCTTGCAATTTGATTGGGAGTTACTATAGAAAAATTATTAAGAACCGGATCTAACACACGTTCCATATATTGTCCAACACTCGTATTTTTACTAAATTGATCAATACTATAGTATGAGGCTTCTTCGTGGGTGTTTAGAACAGATATCGGTTGTTTTAAGAAAGCAGGAATAAATTTATCTAATTTGTTCCCTTCAAAATCCCAATATCTTGCATCTGCATCTATTAAATTTTGTTTTTTTGCCCAATCAATCATTCTGTTTTGCATGAATGAAGCGAAATCTCCCAATGACCCAAGATGAGATTCCTCAAATGATTCCCACATGTCAAACGATGGGCAAACTCCAATCTTAGTTCCGTTTTCTGGGAACACACAGAACAGTGTCCCATATCCACCAGCATACTTAGTTGATGTTGAACATATTAATGCTCTATCTCTAGGTGGAAATTGTTTCCAAGCTTGCGATACTTTTGATGTAAAGAATGTATAGATGTTATTTGTATTTTGTGATCTACGTGCGATTTGTGAGGAATCAATTGCATAGAAATTATCCTCAAATTTATTGCCGGCTGACCAATTGTTAAAACCTTTAAACAGTGATTTGCCTGTCTTAACATAAGCATTCAATGCATCAGAACAATGTGTTTCAGCGATAGCAATCGCCTTGGGTATATCTATAACTTTTGTATATTCTGCTGCTTTCTTTGGATCAAGAATTGCTTCTGCGATTTCATAAAATCTCATTACACCACCCTTTGAGTATTAGTCGCCTTCTTATATTGATCTTCTAAGTATTGAATCGACTTTGGATTAGTGACTAATTGTCCTTTCTCATTGGTCCAACCTTGTTGTGTTCTACTATATGTCCCACCATTGACTTTAATCTGACTACCAACAGGCGTTGCTGATGGATTGACTTGGTGTGGCATATTTTGTTGTTGTGTTGTGCCAGCTAATGTATTAGGTGTAGCAGTATTCGATACGTGTTGATCTGGGCGCCCAGTATTAAGATTTACTTCGGCTAATTTACGACCAACAAGTTGTTTAACAAATTGTTTAATATTTCCTGCATTAACTTTAGTCGCATCTACGTTGTAACCATTTCCATCAAGATTAGTTTTAAAAAATTTAGTTGCCCAAGCTCCAATTTGCTTCGAATATTCAGCTGGGTCACGTAGATTTACTTGACCTTGTTGCAAACGTTGCAAATGGGCTTTCAATACTTGTAAAGTTTTACCTGTAACGGCTACAGTTCTATTTTGTTCAGCATTTCGAAAAGGTCTGACTGCTGCGTTGCCAATATTTCGGGCAGTGTTCATCGGATTCCAAAATTCATCTAATCGCATAATTTATACTCAATATCTTATATTTATGAATTGCAGCTTACAAAAGAAAAAGCCCTGAAATTCAGGGCTTTTATGATTAAACTTTGATTTTTATTATCCGTAAATACCTTTTGCACACGCCCAAGCAATGAATGCAACAAACAAAATCAATGCTGCTGTTGCGATATACGCAAGAGGTGCAAATGAGAACATGTCGAGGAAAACTTCATAGCAAAATATTGCGCCTATCATCCAAAGTTTTATGACGAGTCCCAATAGAAATCCAATTGCTTGTAACAACGGCATGATACCACCTCTTTTTTCAGTAATTACATTATACTAAAATAAAGCAATTTGGGCAACCAGACTGTTGTATTTTTACAACATAAGTTTAGTTTAATAAAATAATGTGCTGAATGCATGTATAAAGTCTGCTCTATAAAATGCATAGTATTCACCAGTAATCATAATTTCATGACCAGACGCAAGTGCTTGCGTAAAATTATCACTAAATCCATGTTCATCTGCAAAAGATGAGGATTGTGTGTCAATTTTGAAATTATTCATTTCATCTCTATTGGCTTCTGAAACAAAATCAGTAAAAAAGTCATCATATTTAATATTATATGTGCATTTAAATCCATCAAAAGGAAAAATCATATAAACCTTTCCATACATTGATGCTGTTATAGCCCTACTTGCGCAAAAAATTGAATTTGATCTTAGTGCAGTAAATCCACTTTTTAATAATCCTGTATCTAATAAATTACTAATTTCTTCGCTAGTGTCCGTTGGCCTGCGATCTATTCTAGATTTACCGTGTAATGCATAAGGATGTTCTCCCTTGATTCCTCTAAAACAATAGTTCTTCGCAGCCTTCATTGCTGCAACAGCGTCACTACAATTTGCTAAAATTAATTGTTTGTATTGTTCTATTTCATGCTCTTCAGGTGGTGCATTATATCCACTAGATGTATCCTGTCGAAATGATTGTTTCTCACCTGCTTCAATTTCATTTATCCTCATTCTTACTCTCTTTGACGCGCTGAATACCTCTACTGAATTTGACTGGTGCTTGATTTTTTATACTATTCAACAATCTGCTTTCCAAATCTCGTGCAGTTTCTTCGTCATACGATTCACGAATCAAATTTACGAGATTTATTGCAGACTGAATAATATTGTTCGCCCTGGATTCAATAAGATTTTCACGATCCTTATTAAAGCGTGCTGAATGAAGGCTATTCAATTCTTCAAGAATCGATTTTGGTTTCTGTGACAAGGGGCGGCTCCGATTATAGTATTTATTACTTCTCTGACTTCAATCCATCTAACATAGATTTTAGCTTATTGCTTTGTATTTTTCCAGAAGATCGTCCAGCAATAGCTTCATCTGCTACCTTAAATGGATCTATTCCATTCTTGGGTCGTGGAGTAACATCAGCAGAATTAGTTATTGGTTGTGATGCACCATTGCCCCTCTTAACTTGATCTAGAATACTACTAATAGATGGCCTGCTAGATTCACTGTCATCAACATCAAAGAAACGCAATGATTCAATGTTAAATCCCAAATCAATTTTTTGACCCACTGACCCACTATTACGAGTTTTTAAAAACTGCATGCAATACCTGCCCCGTTCTCTCATTGAATTGCTAGTGAATAATGCGAATGCGTTATCTGCTGTATAAATCTTAGAAATACCACCTGCGATGTTATCATGACCGAATTCAGTTTCATCAACGCCGCTGCGATTAAACTGGCATGCTGTTAATAACAATACATTTAGTTCATTAGACAAATTTCTCAATTCCTCTGCAACATATTTGTCTTTAACGAATAAGTCGGATGGATTCACTTTAATACTAATCGGCATCATCAAATCAAGATAGTCAATAACTAGAAAATCAATAATCATACCTGTCTGAATTTGTAACTCTTTCAAATATGTCTTAATATGATTTACATTGCTTTGTGCTGGCAAGAATTTAACTTGTAACTTACCAGCTTTCTTTCCCGCCATCTTTACTTTTAATTCAACATCATCAATTTCTTTGAAGATGTTTTTCATTGGCATGTCAGTAATCATACCATCCATACGCATACAACAAAGTTCTTCTTTCAATTCTAGAGTAATATAAACACCATTCAATCCCGTCTTAGACCAATTAACTGCCATGTTCTGCATGAACAAACTTTTACCACCGCCAGAGTTTGCAACTACAATATTCAATTCTTTACGATTCATACCGCCATATAACTTTTCGTCTAGAGTCTTTAATCCTGTGCTAATCTGACCATTCGATTCTTTGAGTGACATTAGACGCTCTCTAGGATTTTCGTAATAGTCCGTTCCCAAATTTCTTGTCAATCCAATTTGCACTGCATCTTTGATTAGCTTTTCAATTGGATCAAAGTTACCTTTACCTTCGCTTGATAATTTTTCAAGCAAATCAGCAGATTTAAGAATAGCTCTTTCTAATGATTTTTGTTTGGTGAATTTTTCAAATTCATCCAACGCCCACTCTTTCTTTGATTCGATGTTTTCAATTTGAGTTGATGATAATTCAAGTCCTGTAATCGATTTCAATTGTTCAATGTCAGGCAATGATCTATACTGATCTGCATATACCTGAATAAATTCTGCCGATTCTCTTAATGTTCTATCGAAATTTTCTGCACTGTATATTGAAGATACTCTGCTATACAATTGTGGATCTTGCAGTAAGAACCTGATCATCATTTTCTGAAAATTTATACCATATTCATTCATTTATTTTTATCCTTTTCTTCATAAATTTTTTTGCCAGAAGCTCTATCTTAATTTTGTTATGCACTACTGAATTAAAAATTGTTTCTAGCACAAATAATTTACCTAAATCATGAACTGCATCATTAATATCCTTAAAATCTTCTCCCCATACAGGGAAACTCACTCCCCAACCATTCTTCATAGCATCATTAACTAATCCCATTCCAGTTTCATTAAAATCTGGCACTACTATTATTTCTTTGTTTAAACTTTCAATGATATTTGCTTGATCATCATTAATTTCACCATGCAATACTGCAACAGCATCTATTGTCATAGCATCAAATAAACCTTCACAAACAATCACATGGTTACTTTTTCGTTTAATTTGTTCATCTAAATTATAAACATATCCCTTAGGTGTATTTTTGATAAATTGCTTTTTATCAATTGCTCTAGATGACCAACCAACGAGATTATTGTGATAATAGAATGGAACAATAACGTGTCTGCTTAGTTTCCAATCATTATGTTTGTTTGGAGACCACATCAAATCATATTTTTCTAGATTGATATGTCTGTTATATGCGTAAGTCATAACATCCAAAAAATCTTCATCTAAATTATTGCCTTCGATGATATAAGAAAACTTTTCTGTTCCTCTAGGCATTTCAATCGTAGGGAATGATGTTGGGACAGGTAAAGTTTGCCGTTCGACAAGCTCATACTCACCATTTGCTTTTAATTCAAGAGCATCGAATTGCAATACATCAACTTGATCTTGGGGTATTCCAAACCATTTCAGAAGATTTTTAAATCGTAATGACAGTGGTCTGCCAGGCACCCAATTTGTAGTATAGGAACAATTAAAACAATGCCAGGCGCATGTTCCATCGCCCTCAAATAAAAATCCGCCGCGGCCCCGCTTATCCAGAGTTTCATTATTATGAATGCAACATGGTGCATTGCAAGTCTTCCAACCATTCGAAGTTGGTTTCAAGCTAACGTGAGATTGAATGAAAGATTGTAAAAAGAAAGCGTTCATAGTAAGAGATTATACTATGAACGCACATTGAAAAACAAGTTATTAGGAGCGATACAAAATCTTAGTCACCAAGCCATTATATACAATATATTGCCCAGCTGAAATAACATAAGTAACAGCAGATGGGACAGAATATAGTGTATAACCGCTGTTGTTGGTGATTGCGAATCTAACGAAATTGTATTGCCCAGTAAATGAAATAATATCTGGAGTAGTTTGGTTTGTGTAATTAGTAGTCACAATATTAAACCAACTCACATTGGATGGTGTTGCAACTGACACATCCAATGAACCTTGAACTGTAACTGAACCAGTGAAGTTCTGAAAATAATATTGCGCAGAATGCAATCCACTTACGTTATTATTGCTTGGCATATCAGCAGACATTGCATCACTGATTGCATTAATGGGATTCAGTGCTGCGATATTGAAAATAGAGAACGGATCATCAGTTGAACCATTTGTAGAACCTACAGTATTTGCAGAAAACACAGCCATTGCACTTGGTCTGAACGATGGATATGAACCATCTTCTAACTCTAGTTGTCCTCTTACTTGATAATCTTCGGTTGCATACGCAACTACATTATTTCCATTGTTATCAATTGCGGATACTGAGAAATTATAAAAATTCTTTTCTAGCGCTTCTAATACATTTGCTGGGATAACAGCGGTAATAATTCCATTGATTGGATCAACTACTGTGCATTGAATTACAACAGAAACTTGGGCATTATCTGCTTGACTTGGATTAGGAAATCCTTGAAAGTCACTAACAATATAGAATGTAAATGAATATCCGGTTATATTGACAGGCTTTTGATCATTGTTTTTGATTAGAAGCTTGATCGTATTGTCAATTCCTTTATAAAGTCTAATTGGTCGTGAATAATTCATTCTGTTTATCCTGTTGATGGTAGGATCCTCAACAATCTGAATGATTGCTTGTCCTTGATTTTTAAAAAAGTATCTGATAGCGGTTTGCATACATATATTTATCAGACCAGAATTTTATGCTGGCTAAATATAACTGCGACATTCTACATAGAAAAATTATACGTGAGCGAAATTTTAGACAAATATCCATTCTTGACATTGCTAACATATGGTGGCAAAGAGTATCTGGGCATAATTCAAAACCTCGATGATACCATAACATCTATATACGATATAGAAGCAATAAAGTCTGAAGAGGATCGTATTAGGTTTTTAACATTAGGGGATCAATGGTGGTGGGAATCTAATAGGTCTATTCCTATTAATTTATTTCTAAAATCTGAATGGACCAACTTTAAGTATTGTTTGAAGACGTTTAATTCTAAAGACGTTACGATCATCAAGGGACCGCAAGTGAGTTTGAAAGAGCTTGCCGCAAAAAAGACCAAAAAGCGTAGTATCTTCTTGGTCAAAAAAATCTAATACCCAAATTCTCTAGCAATTGCATTAATTTGCACAACTAAGGAGATTGAAAAGGAAATTCCGTGCGCCTTTTTGAATCCATACTCCCTATCTGTCTTATCCCACACCGTTTTTCTAATTTCATCCCAACTTAAATCCTGAAGATGTTTCTTAGCTGGTCGTATGATTGCTATAAGCATTGCTAATTCTTCGATTGATTGTGGTTTCTTTCTCACAACCAAATCCCAATAATTTCCTATGTGAGCAATCTTTGAGCAAAAAGTTTTATCTAATAATAATTTCCAATCCGGTTCTTTGTTCATCAAATAATCTAGATCGTCCTCATCCTTCACATACAAATAAACAGAGTTATTCAACACATCAATTTTGAAGTATCCCAATTTCTCAGCTTCTTCATAAGTATATGCTGCAAGCTTATCTTTTGTGACTGGATCGAAAGGAATCTTTTGAACATAGATACCAACATTATGCTTAGCAATTTCTCCGCGAGTGATCTGAGATGCTGAAACGTGTTCAATATGCTTCAGCAATTCATCACGATTTTTTACATCCAAATCAATGTCAAAGTTTATATTATTCATCAAAAACCTGCTGCATTCATAATATCTTTTGCATACTGAACATCTGATTGGCATTTCGCAAACTTAGATTTCCAATGATCTGGATCGATAAAAGAAAAAATAAATTGAACTTGATCTTCAGTAAGATTGTTTAAAAATTCTACACCAGTTGGGCTATTGTATATTACCCAGGCAGAAGTTTTACCAGTTGCAATGTCTTGACAAAGTTTATTTGTATTTCCGAATCTAAAATAATCGTTAATTTGCGCGTTGTTATCTTCCGCCCATTTTTCAGCATTGATTATAAATCTCTCCATCGCCACACTTGCATGCTCTTTCTTAGTATGATCTATTAACCATTTGTCATAATTAGAATCTTTGCACCACTGATCAATCTTAATATTACTCGAAAGAATCCATTCAGTAAAACTAGTCGGATTAAAGCAATGAATGCTTTCCATAAAGTTACCAAATTTAACAAATGCAGAATAGTATGGTGAATCAACGAAGTCTGCATATGTGCGCTTCTTACTATCATTTACATTAAGTTCGAAAAATCTAAGCCAAGCATTGAAGCCCAATCTTACGCCGTAGTGGGTTTGCTGTTTCCAGCGTTGCCCTTTAACACAGACATGTGTCTGTAGAGTGGTTGCTTTTTTGAATTCTTTATTGCAATACTGACACTTCATTTCATTTGAAGAAGGCTTTGATATCTTTTTCCTGCCAACCGAGTTCGCGGGCATGTTCTTTACATTCTTGCTCACTGTTAATTGTTGCGAGGAGGCCAATTTCATCATCCTTAAGATTTGGGTTAATGTGTTGAAAGAATTTAACTACTTTGTTATTAGAAGACTTCTCTTTCTTTTTTGCAGCTATCCATTGATGAAACTGCACCCCTATTCCAGGGCTTGCTGTTGTGCATACTAACCATTGTAGCTTAGGATGTTTATTTAGGTCCCAAAAATGCACATTCACTCGTTTATTTGCTGCTATAAGATAATACGCTTCTAAATCTGTTTCTCCTTTAACAGAAGAAACATATCTGAGCATTACATATCCACTAAATTTCTTTTTGTCTTCATCACTTAAATTATCGTAGAATTTTAAATTCTTGCGATCTAATGCTGTTAGTTCGTCTTTAAGAGCCATATTGTTCGTTAAGTTTTAATAAGCCAATTAATCGTTCTTGTTCGCTATCGAATACATATACTTCAATTGCGCACATTACTTCTAAACTATGCTTTGATGCCATCATATTCAATTTCTCAGGCACATCTGTAGCATCATATTCTAACACATATTTGCAATCGTCCCATATAATCCAGGCTGGTTTTCTTCCCCATTCATCAATTATTGGTCCGCCGATATGTGCTATAAATCCGCAAACAAGAGACTGAACTGATTTATGTTGGTACGGTTTTCGCCAAATAATATACTTGCCTTGAGCAGCGTTATCTTCTCTGAGTTTATCCATCAAGTTTTAATATGGTTGCTAATGCTTCTTTTTCGTCTTTTACAACATAGATCCAATCGTAAGTAAAATAATTTACATCAACTCTGCTTGACACACCGACGTCCCAATCAATCATAACGTAATTAACTTCATTTGGGAGCAATCGTATTGTTCCAGTCGCTGCTACATATTTGCTTCTATGTGTCATCAACACTTTATAACCATCTTGTAATTTCATGATAGTTTCATTATTAATGCCAATTTTTCTTGCTCAGTATTTACGACCGTACTAGTAGACCACCATCCATCAGATGTAGAGAATGGTAGAAGCGCAGTTATACCATCATCCCAATGAATCATTACTCCCGGGCGTGGTATTCCAGATATCTGTTTTCCAATCCTACCACTGCGTATTCTCTTAGTGCCAGGGTTTGCGGTCCAATGTAAGCTACCCGACGCTACGATATATTGCCCAGGTTTTAATTGTTTGGGATCTGTTATCATTTTAATTTCAATATAATTCCTAGTGCTTCTTGTTCAGTTTTTGCTACTTTATTATAAGGGTTGTCAATAAAATATGAATACCTGTGCTGGGTGGGATAAGAGAGGTGTTCCCATTTTACCATGATATATGATTGTTGATCTTGTTCTGGGCTTCCAATGACTAATGTAATTACACCTCTATAAAATCTCTCAGCCTTACCTGAGATTACTATCTGGCCTTTCTCTAATAACATTACCACACCAATGAATAATTTATAATTTCTGATGCCTTAGTAATGTCCTTAACGAAAAAAGCACACATGGGTTCTGGACCATTCGTTAGTGGAACTGCAAGTATTTGCCCAGATCGCAGCTTAGGAAAATACCACCGAACATCTTGATAGATATCAACTATATCGACGGATTTAAATTCAGGTCTAAATGCGGTTCGTGGATTAAACGTATAAGCAGAAAAGCCCCGATCATTGATCGAGGTTAAAGGGACAACTTCTAGATCACCAAAATCTGGTTCTCCAATTACTATACTCCAATCCACAGGCATTTTAATTTCATTGTCACCAATTCGTAGAACGAGGGCTGGACTATTGAAGCTTTCTAAGAAAATTAATGGTATTGCAAAATAATCTGGATTCTTTGGTTCGCTATTGTCTAGCACCCAAAAACTTAAATCTTCTGTTTCGTCAGGGATTTCAGTCAGTTCATACGAAAAATTGTTAAGCGTGAGAATTCTCATTGTTTATTACTCATAATTACGTTAGTATAACAAATTGAAATAATTAAATCAACCATAGAAGAAATTTTCATCGTCATCCAATGAACAATATTTGTCAATATGTTCTTCATTCGGAACAAATGTTCCTGTGCGATGATACACAGTAATACCTGCATCGTTGAGTTTTTTTATTTCTTCCAACTCAATTTGTTCTATTTTGTCAGGTGAATCTTCTATTAGAGTCTCTACAAGAAAATTTTCGGCGCCAAACTTTTTTATAGCGACCATTATTTTCAAGCATGGATTGTTAGTTTTTGCACTTCTAAAATCTTTAGAGTATTCAACTAATTCATCCCATCTTTCTTGAGCCGAATTCTGTGCGATACCAATACATATTGCACCATTCGTTGTATTTGTTAATTTATAAACTACACTCATTCTTGCCACTCCATTTTAGTAATTTGAAAGGGATATTCTGATTCCTTGTAAAACTTTTTTCTTGCAGTTAAATGGCGCTTACTGAATTTCATAGTAGAACAAACATCGTAAATTTCTGCATGGTCTTTACCAAATCCCTTGCGCAATGCTCGACCAATACTTTGAATTACTCGGACAAAACTTTTTCCCGCCTCTAACAACATTAAATTATCTAGCTTAGTGATGTTGATACCTGTCGATGCTACACCATACGTAGCAATAGTAATAGAATTAGTTGCGAAGTTGATTTCTGAATAATGTTCTTTACGTTTGTCAGCCTTAATATCACCATTGATAAAAATAGATCCAGGCAAGATAGACTCTAAGTATTCACCAGTCGCTTTTCTATCAACAAGTATCAAAGTATTGCCTGTTTTTGCAATTTCTATAATCTTTTTTGCTAAGAAATCAAGTCTTTTTTCAGTAGTAACAAGATACTTCAACTCACTCGCATAGTCTTTATATTCTACATAATCTTGTAATTGCCAAACATTAACATTGCAACTTGACAATACCCCTATGTCTTGTAATTCGTGTGCTTGTAGCTCTCCGACAACTGGACCAATTGAGATTAGTAATGCTGCTGCTGCATATTCCTCTTTTGGAATAGTTCCAGTTAAACCCCAGCGAATAGGGATCATTGCAAACGCACTTGTGAGTAAGCTTTTTAATTCATCGCCCTTGATTCCGTGGGCTTCGTCAATGATAATCGATACAACTCCATCAATGAACTCATGTATGTCGATTGCCGCCTCTCCGGCTTTCGTTTTTTTGAATAACGAAGATAGACTCTGCCAAGTGCAGATAGTATGAGTTTTATCATATTCTTTTCGATCACCATAAAATACACCGCAATCTAATCCTATGTTTTTATAATCTTCTTCAGTTTGTAGAACTAAGCTCTTGTTCGGAACAACAATGATTGTCCTACCATATTTTTCACATTGATAGCTCATGGCAGCACAAGTAATTGTTTTGCCTGCGCCAGTTGCGGCAACTTGAATACTTTGTTGGTTATTGAAGAATTGATTTACAATCTCAACCTGGTAATCGCGTAACATGATCGGCTCACCTTCAGCTGGATGTCCTTTGGGCCACACTTTATGAGAGAAAAGGGTTTCATCGATCGGTTCTAGCTCAAACACACGATCATAGTCTCTATTATCGACTAATTCAATATCATAGCCATCATCTTCTAGTATTGGAAGAATAACTGGCAACAGATTAATATAAGATGCTCCCCCAACTGTAAAATACGCAACCTTGCCGTCCCAACGTCCCAACTTATATGCTGGTGTGTGAATCGCGTATGGTAAAACATACGACAATAAATTCGTCAGTTTGCGCCGTGTTGAGGCTTCTAATCCGTGAATCTTAAGATTCACTTCATCCTTAATTTCTAATATACATGATTTCATATAGTTATGTATTCGTTTATGATTACACACTATATAGAAATCCAACCACTAAATCAAGTTGTTTTGCCCCAACACTTAACTAAACGAGAATATCTGTATTTAAATTGATGACTTTGCTCAATTGTATATCGCCCTAAATCAAATGGACCATCTAAACACACTAATGCATAATAGAAAGCTGTTCGTGGTGTTTTGCTTATCGCTCTCTCACCTTGTTCCCATTTACCTTTAACTACTTCTTTAGCAAAGTAATATGCTGTTTCTGGTAGTGCAGCAATTTGATTCAATTGTGTCTGCTTGAGTGGGACTCCAGGAATGATCGGGTAACTAAAATTTATCAATGATTCTAAGTAATTCATTTGTTCGCTGTTTAAACTATACATAATTTTTCCTATATATGCTTAGTTATTCTAACATATTCAATGGCCAAAAGAAAAGCGCTCCAAGAGCGCTTTTCTTTAATCTAATTTGGATTTAGCGGAGAGTGTTAAACTTACTCATGATCCAGC